GTTTGTATTTTTGTGTGTAAAAAAGCGTTGTCTACTTTTGTAATGTTTTTTCTTGCATTTATTTTGTGCGCATTTTTTTGTTGTACATATTTGTGTCCTCGTCTGTTGTTGCATGATGCACAAGCGACTACGAGGTTGTCTGCTTCGTGTCCACCGCCTGCATCTACTTCGAGTAGGTGATCTGCTGTTAGGTTCTCTGTTGATCCGCACCAATGACAGCTGATGCCGCGCTCTGATAGTAGGCGTTTGCGGTTGCGTTGGTATTCGGGGGATTGGTGTGCTTTACCCATTGCTAGCGCGTCCTGCGGACTTGCTCTCTGTTTGTTGTTTGTTGAGTGTCATGTCGGGTTCATCTCTGTTGTGTTTGTTTGTTGTTATCTGACTGTAATGGTAATTCAAGACAGAGTGATGATGCTCACCCACGGGATGCCTCACTCCGTTACCTTGCTCATCTAGTCGATTATGTTTACGACTCGCCTCGACGCGTTGCCCAGTGCCTTTCGTGTTGCAGGTTTTGGGCGCGCCGATCAAACCTCGTTCCCGAGGATTAGCCCCGTCACTTGCGACAGTGATACGACCGTGCGACTAGCCAATTGTAAAAGGGTTTACTTTCTATCAGACCTAACCAATAGCGCGCCGCATAGCAGCGTCAAAGCCAATGCAAGCCAAACTGTGCGACTCATGGCATTTGCCTACGCAATGCCTCATGGGCTAATTCGAGTTCATCAGTGAGGCGATCTACCTCTGATTTATACCAATCGCGCTCGCGCGCTATCGCCTGACAATGATCGTGTAAACGGTCGTATTGTTCGTTTGGGTTGCTCATAGTTTCATCCTGTCAATTAGCACTCGACACTGTCCCGATGACAATGTCTCAATCACTACATCATCCACGCCAAGGGTCTTATGAATAAACTCCAACAGCTGGAAGTCATCCCATGCTTTACCCCGGGCTAATGATTTGAGAAAGCCAATTTGTTTAGGTGTAGCGCCACCGAACGAATCAGGTGCAGGCGTACTGTTTACGCGATTCACTTTCTCCATTTCTGTCACTGATGCGCGCTCTCCTGTATGCCCAATTTTACTATTTGAGATCATTCGCCCAATCGCGCTTGTTTCACAATTCTCTAGAAACGATGTTTTATTCACAGGACTGTTGCCAAATACTTCTTCTGCGTATCCAGTGGCGATTAGTCGATCTTCGTTGTTGTATCCTTCGGCGCGAAAAATGACTGTTGAGCCGTCGTAATGGTGAATGGTCGTGATGATGCGTCCGTCCCCAAACTCTTTCCACCACCGTTCTAGACGCTGTGCGACGGTCTCATAAAGCGATAAGTCAAAGTGTGCCATTAGAGCGCCATCCAAACGATCGCCATATTGCCAGACTTGGTTGGTCGTTCTACATCGGTTTCTACGACCAGTCGATCTTTGACAAGTGATCCGCGTGTAGGGCGTACCGTGTTGCCTGAAATGCCTAGTGCGTTCTCTATTTCTTCATCTGTCGCGCCGCCTATTTGGATCAGGTAGTCATAGATGCGTTTGCGGTATGTGCCTGTGCGAGGTAATGCGCGTAGTGCAGCTGCCGCTGATGTCGGTTTTGCTGATGGTGAGATCGTCACCGTGTTTCGTTGTACGAGGCGTTCTCGATAGCCCTCTAAGCCGTTGGACGGATGAAACATTTGCATTTGGTCATTCATGTCGGGTTCTTTCTGTTTGTCGGGTTTATTGGTTTTACTTTAGTACACGCTTTTAAGCCGGGGTGTAACCACATAATTTTTTCGGGGTTATGTTGATGCCGTGTGCCGTGCATTGTTAGACCGCACGCTTTACAGGGCGCGTATAACATTTAAAGCCGCTTTTAAGACGCTTGCGTTAAACCTGTTTTGTTGACCGCCGATTGTCATGTGTGCTTCATACATCATTTCTAGTTCGTCAATCAAAATGCTGTGGTCTACTGGATCTGGACGCGGAATGTGCATTGGTCTAAAAATGTCATCCAACATTGTCTTAAATGCGTGACCCATTTTGTCGGTGTAGTTGTCGGGATACATTGCTTTCCTCGTTTCGTTGGTTATTCCTATTTCGTTAAATGGTTGGTCGCTCATGGCAGCATGGGAAGGTTCCAAGGCGACCAACCTCCACTATGTTGCCATATGGCTAGTGCGGAGATTGTGTTTCTTTCAGGGTCAAATAGATCTTTGCAGCTTGTGATGATGCCTTTTGCTTGCAGCCAGCCGTTAGGCCATGCTTTTGATTTGTTGCACCAAATACCGTTGATCTGGAATAGTCCTCGACTACCGCCGTTGCTGTCTTGACGGTTGAAGGCGAGTGGGTTGCATCCTGATTCACGCATTATGACTCGCGCAATGGTCGGCGCTTCATTGGCAGACCAACCAGCGGTAATTGCGTCAGCGACATATGCCGCGCATCCCTTAACAACGGTCGTGGTCGTGGTTGGGATTGTTGGTACGACGCTATTGAGGACGGTGGTGATCTGCCCGTTGATTGCTGGTTGGCTCTCAGGCGCTTTACTAGCCCCCCAGAGGAGCGTAAACGCCGCCAAGCCACATATTGCCCAAGCACCAATTTTGATCGTTAGAAAGCTCATTGTTGAAAGTCCAGTTCTGTAGGTATGCCCCATGATTCGCCTGCCATGTTTCGGAAGGCCATTTGAGCGCGAATAATTTTGTGTGTGTCCGAATGACGGAAGATCTGTATCAAGACCTCTTGCGCGTTGTCCAGTGTGCATCTACCTACTTCGTAGATAAAGACTTGTGGTTCAACCATGATTGGTACTCCTATCGTCGGTACATCGACCATAGAGGATCTGTGTGCGTCAGTGGGGGATTTCGGTGAACACCCTGTCAAATGCCTGTTTTACGGCGTTTGGGTTATCTGCCATTGCAGGCGAGATCTCAACATGGAACCAATCACCCGGCACGCCATGAATGGTTTCTTTTGTGTATTTTTGCCAACTTTGTCGTTCGCATCTCCAGCCTCTACCGAATGGGCCGATGTAATCCAGCACACATTCAACACCTAAAGCGTTTGCATTTTCAAGCACAATGTTTATGAACGCGCACGCATCTTTACGGTTTGCGCCTTGGTGTTGTTGAGACATTCGATATGAAAGATCTACAGCTCTGCCTGTTGCATGAACGCTTAAAGATGTTTCGGATCCGCGCATCATGCGTACACCCCATGAGCCGTTATTCCAAAATGCGCCTTTGCCGTGTTTGATGGCTTGCCTGATCCATTCGTCCATGCCAGCGCGAGGGCCTGCAGCTTCTCCGTCGTTGTTTCCTGTGTACGGCTTAGAACCGACAATTTTAGGGTTTGCTGGTATTACTGCCATCGTCAGGCTTTCGTTTAAGACCGTTGGCTGCGACTAATCCAGACAGTGTGCCAGTCATAAAGATTGACAATGTTTTTAACAAGTCGATAAAGGCTTGGTCGTTTGGTGCTTGTTTTTCGGGTTGTTCTACAAAGCCTAAAAAGTAAACAAAACCTATAACGGTGATGGCAAAAGTTATTGCAATTGTGCAGGCTACAAACACGATCATTCGGGCGTGTAGGTAGTCAATTTCTGATCTGTCTTTAGCCATTGTCGCATTGCCTTACTGTTTCGCATCCTGACATTAGCGCGCTGTTGCGTACTGTTTTTTTTGATGCGTTAGATCGAGTCTGTGTGCAACCGATCGGGACAAGTGCAAGCATGATGCTAAGAATTAGGAGTTTCATCTGGAATCGGTGTTGGAATTGGCGCGTAAAAGTCTTTAGTAATTTCGTCGTAGATCATGCCGATTCCTGCGTAAGTTTTGTTAGGTAAATTGAAAAAGGTTTCTACCCATTGACCAAGATAACGCTCTGGGTTTTCTTGCATAAACTCATAAGTCACTACAGCGACATCAATTACGACATTGTCATCGTTTAATTGCGCGAAGTATTGATGATTGTTCATGATTTCCAGCGAATGTAAAACACGCCCGACCCTCCCGATCCGCCTGTGCCCGGTGATGCGTATGCGCCACCGCCACCCGATCCAGTATTTGCGCTAGCACTTCCACCAGTTGCACCTGTCGATCCTGCTCCTGCACCAACTGATCCTGCCGCGCCAGCTGTAACGCTTGCGCCTCCACCGCCGCCAGCACCCTTAAACGCGGACGCATTACCAGTAAAAGTCGCTATGTCAAATCCGACTCCGCCCGCTCCGCCCGTCGTGGCAGAAGCATTAGCCCCGACTGCCGATACTGACCCGCCTCCAGCTGCGCTAGTAGCTGTAACGCCTGATTGCGACCCTCCGTTAAATCCTTGCATTCCGACTCCGCCTGCGTTGTAGACGCGACCGCCGCCGCCGCCACCTCCGCCAGTTTGAGCGGGGAGTCTTTCGGCTGCTCCAAGACCAGTGAACTGATCACCGTATCCTGCACCGCCACCGACTGCTACAAGCACACTACCTAGCGAAGTTTTGAGACCATTACCCAATGACGCTGTAGTTGATGCGCCACCCGCACCGATAGTCACTGCGTAAGTTGTAGCCGCCAAATAGACGGTCGCAGATACCATTCCACCTGCACCACCGCCACCCGACGCGCCAATGTTCACCACGCTTGAGGTGTAGCCACCTGACGCGCCGCCACCAAACATAAGCACATCAAAAATTCCTGCTCGAGTGACAGTCAGCGTTCCATCTGATGTCGCATACAAACCCGAATATCCTGTTGGCGGTGTAGCCAATGCGCCTGTTAAACCTGTTGCAGCGCCGTAAGTTGCTGCCTGTTGGCTAAAAAAAGTTGCGGCGCTAGCACTTTGGAAAACTAGCGTGCCACCCCCATATTGCGCTAATGCTAAAGATGATGCCGTACCAACTGTTGCAGTGCCAGCCGTAATTGTGCAAGTGCCAGCGCCAATGTTTTGTATCCAAATTGTGTCGCCTGCCGCAAATATGCCTGTGTTAACTGTGATCGTTGTACTCGATGCGGAAGTCATCTGAATTCTGTAACCGACATCACCAACCGCAAGCGTGTAGTTGGCGGTCTTAGCCGATATCGGAAGAGTCGTGATTGCGTTTAATTGTGCAGCTGTTAAAACTGCACCTGAAACGAATGGGAAAGGCGTAGTCATAATGTTTATCCTAAGACATTTTCTGCGTCAAGTGTGCCATAGGTCGGATCGTCCAAGATGAGTTCATAAACGATGGTGGTTGGCGCTGTGTAGTAGGTGACATAGTGACCTTCTGACAAGGTCAGGCGATGTTCAAGGCCTTCGACGGATAGTTCTTGGGCTAACTGGTATGAGGTTGACCCGGTGGTAATTTGCTTTTGGATGGTGATCGTGTCGCCAATGTCGATGAGGGCTACCGCGTCTTTTTGGGCGCTGGTCATGGCAGGCAGTTTTGCGCCTAGGTAGTTGTATCTTGCTTCAGGGTTGCCAACGATCAAGTAGTTAGCGAGAGCTAAAGCGGATGCGTCGTTGTGTACAAGTGAATTTGTGATTGAGATGGTTTGGATCAGGTATTTGGCTTGGCTGGCGGTGTCGTTGGCTACTTGTGCGGTGCTTGATCCTGCATGGGTTACTGATGCACGGTTTTTGACTTGGTCAGCTTGGAATGAAATGTCAACTTCTTGATATGGGATGCCTGTGCCGTCATCGTGGAAGTCTGCTACCGATCCCGAAAGCGTGTTGCCGATCCTGTTTTGGAATACATATGTTCCATCACGGTTGACAAACACTCGACCTTGTTCGGCTTGATTAATTTGATTGGCATATGTTGCGGCTGATGTTCCGTTGGCGACATCGTATGCGGCTGATCCGCCAAGTGTGACTGTGCCAGCGTCAAGGCTTTGTGTGCCTGTGTAAGCGATTTCTGGAAGGGCTAGCAAAGCTGCCATGCGTGTGCCTGATAGTTCTTCCGTGGTGTTCCAATCGGCAAGATATGTTTGGGCTAGTAAATAGAAATAGTCGGCACAGTTGACGCTGACTGTGTCTATGCCACCAAGATTGAATGTGTAGTCGTAGTTAACGATTACGCCTACCCATAAATACTTTTTGACACCTAATGAGTTGTAGCGCGAAAATCTAACTTTGCGTAATGGTGCAAGTCCGGGCTGACTGTTGTTCGGATCGTAGTAAGGCGAGGTCGTGTCAAAAGGGTTAAATACACCGTCGGCAAGTGTGTCGTTGAGTACAAAGTTTAATGTGCCGAAAGTGAACTGATCGCCGATGTCGCGTCGACCACGCTTTGCTGATAATGAGATCGTGCCATCCATGACCGAGGCATATTGGGTCGTTCCCGTAAGCACATAATCGGTGTTGTTTAATACACCTTTGACACTGTCATTAAGCGTGAAAGCATCCCACAAGTAACCTGTGTCAATTTCTAGGTCGTAGTTACCTGACTCAATTACTGCATAGCCAGCCATTATGCGACCGAGATTTGTGCAGGGCCATTCGTGCGATTGAACGCTCTGATGGCGTTGACTACTGCTTGACCGATTTCGGCGCTTGAGTCCAGACCGCCTGTGATGTTGACGGTGATGTTGCCCATGCCGCCACCTCGCCCTAATGGCACGACTGCCTCTGGGCCTGCCTCGCCAATCATGGCAAGTGTTGGACTGTTGACAATTCCACCGTTAGCCAAAAGAGGTATTTGTGGCATAGAGAACCCTGAACCGCCGATGACAGGTATCCACGATGGCAATGTAAACGAGATTTTGCCTACTGTGTTGTTCCACAATTTTGCAATGCCGTTAAACGCAAACTTAAACGCGCCGTAAATTGCTGATCCTGCCGTTGTAAAAGCATCTGCAACCAAACTTATACCTGTTTTCAATGCAGTAAACACTGTATTCACAAATTTGTGTACGACATCAAATTTATTGTACAACAAGACCATGACTGCAATAAACGCTACAACAGCCAAAATAATGAGCGTGATTGGGTTGGCAAGTAGCAGCGCGTTATAAATTGCTGTTACAGCGTTTACTGCTATTTGTGTTGCTTCATAGATTCGCATGGCAGCGTTAATAGCCAAGATTGCTATAGCAATACCGCCGATCACTCCAGCAATAATTAAGAATGTTTGTGTATGCGTTTGCGCCCATTGTGAGAAAGCCATAAGCGGTTTCATTACGGCTTCAAGCACTGGCATAAGTGCATAGCCAATAGATTCTTTTGCTTCGCTAATACCTACTGAAAAGCGTTTCATTTCGCCTTGTGCGGTTGCAGCTTGTGTTGCCATAGCGCCGCCGAAAGTACCGCCAAGGACATTCATAACATCATCGAGCGATGCGCCGTCTTTAATCATGGCTTTAATTTCAGGCGATAAGGCTTGTAGTCCTTTCATGTTGCCGCCGTAAGCCTTGGCTAGTGCGTCAGATACTTCTCCTAGTGATTTGCCTGATCCTGCTGCGACATCTTGGGCTAGTGCTAAGGCTTTGTTTGCTTCTTCGATGTCTTTTGTACCGCGCACAAGGCTTGCGAGCGCTGGACGCAACTCATCATCAGCGACACCTGATGCCAAAGACATTTTGGTAATCATTGCTTCTTGGGCTTTAAGTTGAGCGTCAGTAGCCCCGGTCACATTCTCCATAGTGAGCGCCAACTGCGCTTGTGACGCTTGATCTTCCATAGCGGCTTTTACCGAGTCGCCCAGAGC